GGGATTAGTTAAAACATCCCACGCCATTAGTATTCTATTTTTTGCCATTATAATGAATTTTATTCAAAGATATATAAAATAATAATTAAAACGTGAAAAACTTTGGCGATAGTTCAAACCATAACCTCATCATTAAAGCATCGGTATAGTCTGGGGAATGCCCTATTAACTCTTTTACTTTTTCTTTTGGTATAATTCTAAGCTTACCATCGTTATCTATTTTATCCCTTTTAACTTGCTCTAATTCCTTTGTTATTAAGTCTTGTATGTATCCATCTGAACAATCTATAAATACCTCGTTACGTTGTATCTTTTCAGCTAATTTATAGTAACATTGTGTCTTTAGGTTTTGATATTCAGCTAATATATTTTCTTCTTTTAGTGCTTTTGAATTATTAACAAAGCCCTTACATTGCAATACGTCAACTACACCTCCACCCACACCGTCCTCATCTGCAATAATATTGGAGTTTGGCACTTTGTGTTTTAATGCCAACCCCTTTATTGCTTCGGCTGTTTGAGGAATGCTAGATTTATCCAAAGTAAATATTTCAATTACCCTAAACCCAGACCAAACACAAATAACCATTTTATCACTACCATAACGCGCAATATCAGCACTAATGTATTTATCACCTTCTACTACAAATTCATTATTAAAAATATCATTTATCTTGTCAAAAGATATTAATGAAGCTGGGTCATTATCATAAGCCCAATCGCCATAATACAAACGCCTTTTACTTATTTCATCTAATGCTAATAATGATTCTAAATAAGACGGGTGTAAATGTGGATTGTCAGTAGGTAAAGATTGAATGAATTTACGATTTTCTGAAATACTGCCATTTGTATATGGAATATAAAACTTAGAATATACCCAATTTTTAGACGGGTTGCAAGTGCCTAATATCTTTGGGACTATATTAAAATCGTTTAATTTGTAACGAATACGTGACGTTACAATTTGCCACGCCTTGTATGATATTTGATTACACTCATCAACAAACGCTCCTGTAATTTCCAATGACCCTAAACTGTCAAAATTAGGGTCACTTGGATATTGATAAAGGTCTTTAAGTATTATTTCGCTTCCATTGTTCCAATAAATAACTCCTGATTGATTATTTATATTAAACTGACTAGATAGTTTAAGATTAGAAGTTAATTCAAAGAAAGTGTTTAAAGTGGTTTCTTTTAATGTTTTTAGCTTTGACCTTCCCATTAACCAACGAGTTCCAGGATATGTCTGACATTGTTCAATTAACCACAAACAACCTAATGCGGACTTACCGCCACCCGCAGCACCTCCATAAATAATTTCTTTGGTTGTTTTATCTTTTAGGAAATATACAGCGTTATTTTGCTTCGGGAGGAGTTCCATTTCCTAATGATATTATGTTTGTGGTTATTTCTCCAGAATGTTCATTTTGAACTTTGTCGCCATATTTTTTAGGATTCATTTTCCCTAACATCCACTTCCTTGCGTCAACACGTAAACGGCTTCTTTGCATCCATTCTCCATTTGGAAATTCGCCTTTATCGGTAATAATAGTATCGCGTGAAGTTTCATCTGCAATATCTAATATTTCCTCAAAGATTGCATCGGCTCTTTTTTCACAGGCTCGCGCGTATTGGTCGGAAATTTCTTTATCTTCTTTTAACCATTCATTAAAAGTATCCCTACTAACTATATTCAATTCTAAAATAGCCTTACGTAAAGAAAGCCCTGTTTCAATAGTTGAAAGGACTTTGTTTATAATAATATTTTTATCTTCTTGACTATATGCCATACCCCAAATTTACAAAATTAATTCAAACTAACATCAACTTCATTCATATTTTCATCATACTCACATATTTTTTCTCCTAATACGCTTAAAAATGGAAACGAATTGATACAAATTTCTTCGGCTTCATCAATATTATTTGCCATAATATTTTGACCTATGAATTTCTTTAACAAGCCATCTGTGTTATCTATAGCTTGTAGGGTTGTGATGTAGGTTTTCATAATTCAAAACTATTTAAAGAAGTCATTAGCGTGTCTAATTTAATAGAAAATACTTGTAAATACAAACGTTTATTTTTAAATTGTTTTACTACTTTGAATCCGTAATTATCATACAATTCAAAATTTTCAGTCAATACATATTTCCAAATAATCAAAACAGTATCGCTTTTAGGTGCATTTGTTTTATTTATAACCTTAAAACATTGCTTGCATATTTCCCCGAATCCGTTTATTGATTTAATTACGTTTTCTTGTTTTTTATATGTTTTCATAATTCTTGATTCGTTAATGCGAAGTATAGGTTTTGCAGTTGGTGTACTGTTTTCGCTATTGGATGAGTAGAGCCTGTTATATATCCATATTTTTCACTGATATGAATACTTATATTATGAAAACCAATATTTATTTCATATTTAAAATTATTGTCTCTCATCAAATAATCCCATTGTTTTTCTGATTTACTAAATCCCATTTTTAACAGCCATTTTTCATTTAATTCAATATTTTCAATGTCTGACACTTCACAAGATTTATACAAGTTTTCTAAACTATTATACATTACTAAACTACCAGAGCGAGATATGTTTTCAATACTCCATATATTATTTTCATCACTCATAGGATAAAAATCCTCAAATGCGTGATAATCTTTATTATTTAATTTAACAAAATTCCCTATCCTCAATTCTTTCGCTTTCATAATTAAATAATTTTCATTCCTAAACGTTCCTCAGCTTCTTGTTTTGTTATTGTTTGGATTATGGTTGAAAATTTACCATTTGAAAAAATACAAGTATAATTTGTATATAATTCATTAAGCTTTTGATTATAAGTAAATTTTCCATCGCAAATAGCTTCATAATTACTAACCGCGCTTTTAAACATAACATATTCCTTATACCCCCTCCTAACCGCTTCTTTTTCTAAAGCGTCTTGAATTTCTTGTGGTGTGGCTGGAATTGTGTTTTCCACAATACCCCACGGAGAAGTGTCGTAAGTTCCATACCATTTATCACCATCAAATCCATAACCATAAATAGTGTCTTTATCTATTATTTTATTGATACACACTAAACAACGTCCTGACCTATACCACTTCCCAACTTCTAATACAGTTTCAAACACCTCCGGAAACGCTTCTTTTAAAGTCATTTCCGCATTTTCTTTAATAAATTTTTTTGTTAGTTTCATTTTTTATAATTTAATTTATTTTTTTCGTGAATAATATTATTTGGCCTTCCTCTTAATAAAGATTCTAAAATTAATAATAAACATAATCCTAAAATAATAAATATAAAAGCCAAAAACGAATATAATACATCTTGCATCATAACACTTCTATTTTTATAAATAATCCATCCTCTTTAGCCAACTGTTCTAAACGCTGCAATGATATAATTCTAGTGCCGTTTAACCAACGATCTAATGTTCTTTGTAGTAGATTATGTTTTAACATATAATCTTTCTTTGTAAGCCCTGATTTTTGAATTAGGGTGAGTAGTAGGGTTTGGTTTGTGGTCATATTGTTTTTTCTTTTAATAATTCTAAGTCAGATATAAACGAAATCAAAAACCTTTTAGTCGTTAAAACATTATCAATGTCTTTTTTTGGATAATGCTTAATTGCAACTTCAACTATCTGTAATTGTAGTTTTCTTTTTAAAATTAATTCATCAATATACTCTTTCATAATTTCTATTTTATTGTATCTCCTACGTTATAAATAAAATCAATTTCGTATACTTTTACTTCAATCACTTTATTTTTATATTCCAAAGTATAAAATAAATGATGTGGAACGTTTAATTTTTCAATAACAACTCCACCCCTATATTTTATTATTCTTTCAGGTGTTTTTACATTGTTACAAGAAATAAACACGAACGAGATAATTAATAATAATTTTTTCATAATTTCTATTTTTCTTCAAAGATACAATTAATATTAATATAAAAGACCGTTTAGGACTTAATACATATTCATTCTAAATAAATCTTCCTGCAATTCCTTCCCTTTCTCATAATCCCCAATTTTAAACGCTTCTTTAATTTCTATTTTTAATTGTTCTGGGCGTGATGCTATGGATTGGTATTTGTCGCATTTAGGCAATGAACCGATTTTGCATGATTTTTGGCAGTGCTTACAAATTATCATTTACTGCTTTTTTAAATTCTTCCAAACTTCTAACTAAATAATATTCAAATCCTAATAATTGCACATTGTTTTGAAATTTTATTTGTACTTCGCTTTGGATTCCTTTCTCCACTTTTACTTCAATAAAAATACATTTATTATTAAGTAAAACTATCAAATCTGAAACACCTGCCATTTGGCCGGTTAATTTTAAATTTTTGGCCTCTAGAATATTTCTCGATCCACCGTTTGGAACTGCAAAAATTAATCCTTTGCCTTTAATTTGGTATTCGTTTTTAAACCAAATTATCATTTTTTGTTGTAATTGTGATTCTGTCATAGGTAATGTTTTTATGGGTAATATTTTTATTTTAAAAGAGTTTAGAAAAAATATAAAAATTCATAATATGCGTAATATATGTAAAATGAAATTATTTGTAGAAGTTTATAATAAATTTACATTACCTTATTACCTTTGGGCTTAAGTCTTATTGTCATTGGGCTTAGGAGGTAATGTTTTTTTATTACCTTTTTATTACCTTATTACCTTTTATCCTAAAAAGGTGGCTCATTACTTACATTTTGATTAAATACAGGTTCGCAAAATAATTTTAAACCAAAAACTACTTTTCCATTTCTTTTATAAGATTTGTAAATTATTTTGTTTTTTGTAAGTATATCCTTAATATCGTATTTTGAAATATTAAAAGACATTACCGAATTTAGCTTGTGTAAAATTTGCCCTTGATTCAAAATTTGTTCATCGGTATGTTTTTCGTTTTCTTCCAAAGAATAAGTGTCAAAAAATATTTCTTCAACCGGCATAACTTCAAGATTAAACGATGTATTACTTTTCAAATATTCAATGTCTTCACTACTATAAATTTTCCAGTCAAAATCTTTTCGGTATAAATCAAATACTTCGCGCCATAAATCATCTGTATTGATTTTTATCATTCGATCATAATCGATACTCTCAACGTTTATAGGCAAAATACGTCTATTTCCGGTAACATCTTTTAAAACATCACGCTCATTGCTTGTGCCGCATAAAGAGGCTTTACGTTTCATTTTTGAGTAAAAAGCGGAATAAGGCAATCTTATATCTATTTGGTTTGCATCGGCTATTTTTTTAAAGTCTTTCACGTCTTTTGTGGCCAAACCTCCAAACTCATCATCTAATACTAAAAGTCCTTTTACAAGGTTGTAAATACTATCTTTGTCTTTTGCATCGATTCTATGTTCAATTAGATATTTCCTTAAATCTTTTGGTAGTAAGTTTCTAAAAAAAGAAGTTTTTCCAGTACCTTGTTTTTGCCCACAAAGAACCAAAGTTAATGGACTTACTTTTGTTTCGTGATGTGGACTAATCCAATTATGAACCGATCCAATAAGCCATTTTTTAAAAGCCCAACGATTATAATCTGAATTAGGATAAATGCAATCTGCATATTTTTCGATGTTTCCGGTTTCAAATTCTTTATTACTAAAAAATTCATTTAATGGATTAATAACCTGTGTTGCCTCGCTATTTATCATATCTCGAACGTCTGACTTATTCACATTAAAATCAAGGCAATTTTTAGCAGAAAAGTAAATTGAATTTAATTTTACATCATCTAAAATTTTATCATTTATAAAAATTTCATTTGTGATTGAATCCCGGTATGGGTTGTAATTTTCGTGAATAAAGTTTTTTAACTGGTTTACTTCAGTTTCTTCACTTTCAACTTGTAAATCAATCTTTGAATTAATAATGTCTAAAATTAATTCGTCTGTTGGGGTTTCTAATTTTAAAACCTCAGTAATATGTTTTTTTACACTTTCAATTGTAGGTGTACCTTGTGTTTTTTGCATTGCCACTGTAGCAATAGTTTTCTTTGTAAGTTCAGAATAAACTTCTATTCCTTCGCTTTTTACGTAATGATAAAATGTTCCAATAGTAATATTACCACCTTTACAAAAGTTTTTATAGTGTTTTTCAATATCTTTTTCAACGTATTTTGAACCATTTTGACAAATTGCCTTGAAATAATTTAATCCAGAATCACCAAATTTCGAACCTATTGCGAAACCAATATCACAATATCTTTTATAATCATCTTGACATAAATCAATACCTTTTAGTTTGTCGATTATTTGTGCAAAATCATCTTGAACAAAAATAAAATCTTTCTTTACTATCTTTTTTTCTTTTGTTTTTGCGATAAATTTAACCGCTTTTTCATTCTGGAAAATATACGGGTCATAAGATAAAAAACGCAAACGATTTTTATTTTTACAACTTTGGTCAATCATAATATTGAATGTGTCCCAATAATACTGTCCAATTTCGTTAAACGATTCCAAAAACTTATTTGGATTAATTTTTATAAATACACAAAGCCCGACACCTCCAAAAGAACGATGAGAAACAAAAGTATATTTATCTTCATTAATTTTATTTAACAATTGTAAGTCTACATCATCATCAATATCAATAACGATTAACCCGTTTAGCTCTAAAATGTTTGAAGCATTTTTGCTGCCTTGGTTCATAACTGCTGAACCTGTAATAACTGGCATTTGGTTTTTTAGTTCTTTGTATTTTTGAACGTCTTTTTTAACCGAGCGAGCCGTTAAAACTAAATCCTGATACTTACCGTTTTTAACAATATCAATATAATTTTCTAAATCAATATCGGTTTTATTAAGGTCTTTTATATTTTGGTAAAAGCTAAATTTCATATTTT